AGCCCCTTCCCCAAAAGATCAACTCATGTTGATCTCCACCGCGCTCTCCCAGCGCGGACCACCACAGAGCGACGCAATGTCGCTCGTAGGGGGGATGTAATCCCAATTGGGAGTTACACCCCGCTTCGTGTGGTACCGCATTAATTCGCTCTGCCTGAGCGAGATGCGGCAGTCACGGATGCTGCCATGAAGGAACGCAAGTAATAACCCTTCGGGGTTATAAAAACGTCTCTTCAACTGCTTGGGAACAAGGATTTCCCCCTCCTTGATCGTCATCCTCTTGGGGTTGACAAGCCGACGGTGATAAATCACCGCGCGGTTATTGTCTACCCTACAGAGAGGCTGAACGAACGAGAAAGGAACCCGAATTCCCGCATCGTGGTTCTCAGATGGCGGTACTGGTAAGTACCGTACTGAATCCACTAGCCGCCTGATCGTCTTACGCAGGGGAATCCCTGTTTTAGCCGACCAGACATTCAGTGCATTGATAGCAACATAACGGGATTCTGCACGATCGAGGCGCTTTAAGTAAACGCCGCGAACATCGTAACCTCGGAAGAAGTCACGACCGCATGATTCCCGGAAGACGCCCTCAACGAAGGACTTGTCGCGGTTTACCTCAAATCCCAAGAGGTCTAGGAGCCGGATCACTCTAAGAGCGACCCGCGAGTGACATATGATGTCATCTCCAAAGACCCCCCAATACCCATAGAGCTCATTACACTCTAGGGCGGAACAAGAGGTAGTGTAAGGTTTCTGGGGTGTAAACCCCATAGACTTGATACACGCGACAACGACGCAGGAGAACACAAGGGTTTCCAAGGGGAACGTAAAACCGTTTCCCATAGTACTAACCATGTGCAGCTCCAGTTGCTCGCCTGAAAGGCCCCCTTGTGGGGAGCGAAGCAGCTTCAGCACGTCCAGGATTGGACGTGGCAAAGCCCATTCAAGCATCGGTAGTCCGATTGAGTCAGAAGCATTGCTTAGGTCTAGCGTAGCTAGAGCGTCAGTCACGCTTCCGAAACGAGCGGCCTCTTGGTTAATCTGCGGCTGGGAAGTAATGTCGAGTCCAAAGAAGGACACGAGCCTTTCCTCCAGCAGGCGGCCGAGCCCGAGCTGATAAAACATGTTCAGCGAGGGCTCAATGGCAATTAACCTTGATGTTGTGTCGTCTTTCGGCACGAAGCTGAACCTACTACCTGGAACTAACTCTGCATCTCCGTAGACTCGAGCGCGGTTGGACTCCGCGATCAGCCAATTGTGATGCAAATCGTTAGACACCGCGTTACTATATGCGGTCACCAGCGACTCAGCAGTACAAGTGATAGGCGAAGCGAAAAACTTCGTATAGAAGTCTTCGCCCCTTGAACCTACCGACACCCCCGGTCCACAGCGCCCGCGATCAAAGAGATCGTTGACGTGGTGTACTAGAGAGTATCCCTGAGGGTAGAAGAACCGATAGAGGAGGTTTTTAAACTCCCCCATTAGTTCCTCATCAAGACTCGTATTTGGGCAATAAACCCAGGTTCGACACCGCTCGTTTGAGCGGTGGAACTTACCCGCAGCGATAGCGTCCCCCTCTGGGGTCGTCCGGCCTGAAGCAAGAAGCTTCTTCCGAAACGACTTAACCAGAGAGATAGCTGCCACTGCTTGGGGCTCAAGCTCAGGAGACCAGTCCAGACCGGGTTTAAAGCCGGCAGGAAGGTACCCAGCTAAGTCATCGAGCAGGTCGGAAAAGAGCAGATCTGACATGGTCATGGTCCAGTCCTTTACCTCAGTTGCAGTTTGGAAAAGTCACGGGATGAGAAGAAGAATCTTCTCAAGCGACTGGAGAGCAAACGCTCTTACAGTCGGATTATCTCCGGAATAGGAGATAATCCCTGCGGCGACTATCGCACCTATTACTAGGCGCTTTAGATTCCCGCGACGGCGACCAGTGCGCCTAGCCTTCACGGCTAGATCACACCGGTCACAATCGCGTCGCCGAGTTCATTGCTTTGCTCCCAAAGAGCACCAATGAACAGTGACAAACCAGCCCGGATACTCTCGGGATCAGCGGTGTCGGCACCAGCCGGCACACTGATTTCCAGCTTGCAAAGCATAACCTGCTTTGGCTGGCCCGATAGAACGTCAACCCCCTTGCGGAGGGAGACGATCCACGTATTCTTCGGGACTGACGGCAACTGACCGTTCGCTAGCAAACTCGGGAGGGTGCGAAGCACCTTCGGACGAGTCGCGAGCAAGGTGAACGGATTGGAAGGAGAACTAACCTCGACACCCGTTTGGGTGCCCCCGAGCGTTATTACGGCTCGGGCCACACCATTCACGTCTGGGGCCACATCTGTGGCCAACGTGTAGGTGGGGGATGTCAGCCCGGTGCCAGGTGCACCGGTAACCGGAGAGACGGGACTCCACGTCATGTGGATGCTCCTTTGTCCTTAAGGGACATTCTGGTCGAGCATGCTGGAGCGCAATGCCACCATGAAGAGCTGATACAGTTTGCGAGCGACGAGGTCCGGCCAGAAATCGGACGACTCGGAACGGGCTATTAACTTCAGCCAACCAGGTTCGACCGCCGCGCGAACGCGGCGATAACGATCGAGGTCGGCGTCAGTTAGCCCGTCGAGCTGTCCGGACTGGTATTTGGACCAGGCCGTCGCGCACCGTACAGCCGTATCATAGAAGGCGAAAGCGCCTGCCTTAGCCGTTTCGTCAAGACCTTCAAACAGCGACGCGCGATCATCCTCCATATGGAGGAAGAACACGTAAGTCACTGCCCGGGAGAGTTCATAAAGCTCTTCCGGAGTCGAGGCGATCAGGCGAGCAGACTCAACCATCACGGTCACGAGATCTTTGATCTTCGTCATCGTAGTCTCCTGTCGGAGTTAGTCATATGACCATCGACGGTCAGCATTCCGAGATCCGATCAAAGCGGCTATATTTAGCCATCTAAGACTGCCTAAACTAGGCACCCTCGTCACTAAGCTAGCAGGTTCATAAAAGTCCTGCGGACGCTTCTGACGAAGGACAGACTTCTTCGTGCTGACAAACTTAGCTGAAGTAAAGGATGAAAAGGGACTCGGTTTATTTTGGACCGAGACCGTCGTACGCTCGTACCACTTCCGCGAGGTGCTGTTGCACCAAGCCAGGTTAGTACCAATGTTCGACCATCCCGTGATTATATCACCAATATTGGTGAAATAATCGATCAGAAACGAGTACGGAATCAGTTCCCATACGGTAGGAGCGAAGCTTCTCGGATCAAATCCGATTAGCGCCGGGTCCATCGTACGGGGATCCTGAGCCGAAACTCGCATGGCCCCTCGCCACGACACACTAACGTGTGCCTGGAGAGTATCCACGTTCGTCCACGCCATCGCACCCGCATGGGTGCAAGGAATGTTCGAAATGACTGGCGCGCTATCCGTCTGGAACGAACCCCGCAAGGGGATCGTCCTTAACGAATGACCGGTGTTGTATGAGTCGAGTGCCTTGCACCCGTCTCTAACATCGTTCATCAAAGGGCGCCAGCCAAACTGGACCTCTAGCCATGCATCAGACAGGTGCTCAGTGACCTTGCTTCTCGCAAGGGCACTGCGAACTCCACCTCGACGAATCGCTCGCGCGATGTCAAGGAAGTCGTCCGTTGCCTTACGGAGCCCCTGAGCTGGATTTCTGATCATTCGCAAGGTTTGGCCGAGCTCGCCTAGGAACACCCCACCCTCAAAGGTGGTACGTGCTCTCCGGATAGCGCGGTTGAACCGAGCGAGTGCTTCAGCATTGGCCTTCGACTCGTCCAAGGTAGAAGGATCCTGAGAGGGTATCCCTTGCTGCATAGTAAGGTGATCACCCGTCATCTCGTATCTCCAACCGCCCAGGTTGTTAATCTGGGCGCGTCCGGTAGTAACTCCGGCTGTTGACTTTGACCCACTGAGGCTAGTGGTGGCATCGCTGCCCTCACGAAGCTTCTTGCGCCATCCGGGGACATTGTCCCCGTGTGTCACAGTATCCGCCCAAGTAATGTACTCGGGGGTGAGCTGACCAACAAACTGATTCCCGTTCGAAAGAACGGTAATCATTGTGCGGTTCTCACCATTTATGGACTGGGTCTGGTTGCGAGTTGACATTTTAAACAGGACTCCTAGATCAAGGATGAGACAAATCGCTTTTCCCACAAAGTGGGTCAAGCTGGTGCGGCTACCTCGTGTTTTACAACACACGGGGCAGCCG